CCCATACATAAAGGACAGTTCCACAATGTGTTCCATTTTTTTGTGTAATCTTTTTTTGGTCTTATATCTTCAAAGATCTTTCCGTAAACAATAATAAACGTCATACCATAAGCGGTTAAGATAAAATGTAACGTATCCAATTTAGCCTCGCTCTAATCCGTATTGTATCAATCTTCGCAGGTCGAAATCAAAATAATTTTTATCTATGTGTTCTTCGCTTTTACCAAAAAATCTTATCTCTACTGGGATTGGCTGCTTGGTTTGACACCCTAGTCGTATGCGATGGTTGCCCTCATAAACTCTAGCAATAACATTATCGCCTTCCCATTCGGCAACAATAAGTATGGGGTTTTCTATTCCGTTTTTGCGAACATCGGCTTTGAGTGCTTTCCATTCGTCAAAATCATAACGACCGGTTCCTGATCCAGAGCCTCTTGTAAAGCCTCTTTCATGCTCTCCTGCCTTGCCTTTCATTCTTGTGATTGGGCCACCATTGTCCTTACAGATAGCAAAGCCTCTGTATGTTGCGGTTAGATGTTGGTTATCTTTTTCTGTGTGATACCCAGGGTGTTTTTCTAATTTACCCTCAAACTCTTTGTTTTCATTTAGAAACTTACGCCAACTCTCAAGTATGATGCGTTGTTTACTCATAACTGTATCTTCCGTACAAGTAAGGCGCAAACAATCCACCTTGCTTTATGGAACCCTTTTCAGCAGCTGCTGGTACTTCTCCAAGTTCTGTTGACTCAGCATTGTCTGGATCTAATAGCGCATCATCTTGCATGTGATCATATGCATCAGTACCAACGATGTAAGATCGTTCTGTATCAAACCACTCGGACATGTTTACCAATGTTGCTTTTATCTCATCAATGTTTGAGCTTTCAAGTATTTGCCCCTCTAATGAGCCGTATACATTTCCACCCTGAATTGAATCATATGCAATAATACCTTTGTTCCTAAGATACTCAAGAAGTCTAGATTCAGCACCATAAGCAGCATCAGTCATTAGCTCTTTTGGAAAAGCAATGACTTTTTTCTCTGACTGTTTAACAATAATATCAATATCTTTATGATCTAATATCATAATGTCGCCGTTCAAGGCAGATCTAGCGATAAAGCTAAATTCTTTTTTATCCACTATTTCTACTTTGATCTTACCATCGTCGGTATTAGCGGACTCTTCAGCATTAACAATATTAACATTAATCGACATTCTTAGATACCTCTGCTAATAAATCCTGGATGTAGAAAACTTCCTCTACAATTTGATGATTTATGGGAGTTTCTGTGTAGCTGTCCAGCTTTTCTCTAACTTTTTTAAAATTTTCGTTTTTGTCCATTCCTTGCGTCTCTACAATTACGGTATCTAGGGCACTCTTGAGACGCCCAATCTCCTCATTTAGATAACTCTTGAGGCCAAGGCCATTATCTGAAAAAGACACAATATAATTGGTCAAAAGATCTTTCTGTTCTTTGCGTAACGTTCTATCATACGTCTCATTAAATCTCTTAACAAATGATTTGTATGTTAGGTTATCAACATGCTGCATTTCGTTTTCTTGCTCTTGCTTCGCAGAGAGAAATGTTAGCATTTTTTGTTCTAAGATTATTCTCTTTTTGGCTGGTAATTTGTTATTGAAGAACATACCAGTTGATGCTATCTGTTTATAGTTCGGGATAAAATTAGAAAAAGTTGATACACCAAGTTGCTTGTTGATTGTATTGATAAGCTCTGTTTGTTTGTTAAACACAAGCCTACGATTCAAGCCATCAAAATCAATCTTAGCTTCTCTAAGCAATTGAGGATGATACTCTTTGCTAATATCCGATGCATCAAAAATGTTTTGGTAAATATTAAGCTCTTCTTTTAAGACCGAATCTTTGTAAAAGAATTTCTTTAAAATATCTGTAACTGTTTTTTGTCTATGTCTATCTTCACGAACAATTGATTTAGTAAGTTCTTTAACAAGAATTTCGTAAAGAAAAGCGGTATTTCTTTTCTTATTATGCTTCATGTTTTTATCCTTTGTTATTGTGCATTTTCTTTGGCTTTTTTAATCTGCCCCAGGTGGTCGTCAATTAATCCTTTCATCCATTTTGAATAGGTCATATTCTTCCCTTCTAACGCAGTACCAACCTCATCATATTTGTCCCCTAAAAGGTCCTTGATTTTTGCTTGACTCCCGCCGTGATTTAGCCAGTCTTTGTTTGGTCTAGAGAAAGCGGTGAGGTCATATCTAACTCTTGCAAAAATTTCCATCTGCTTTAACAATTTTGCTGTTTCATCAGTCGTAAGAACTCCCAATGGGTCACTTACCGTAGTCTGGATTCTTTCACTCATCACTTGGGATAGTTCTTCTTTGATAATCCCTTTTAGTGTTTCTTTTGTAATTGTAAGTTTCATGTTTTTATCCTTTATTGTTCAAAGTCGAAAGAAGCAGAACCAAAACCGCCAAAACCGCCGATGCCGCCTTCGTCTTCACCAGCACGTTTATTTTTAGCAGCAGCTCTCAAAGCGTCAGCAAAATCTCCAGAGTTCATCCCCGCTTCTTTTGCTTCATCCTCAATTCCGAATCGGTCAATATACCGCTGTACTGCCATGGTAGGGGTACCTGCTCCATTTTCCTCTCCCCACATGATTATCTCTCTCAAGGCAGCTTCGACTTTGTTATCATCTTCGCTCAAAACTCCCTGAAGTTCTTCTTTGATGATTTGTTTAAGTTTTTCTTTTGTAAGTGTAAGTTTCATGGCTTATTCCCCTCTTTCTTTATTGGTTAACGATTCTAGTAATGAGTGTAACTCAAAACTCGTATTAAATAGTCTGTTTTCTTCCAAAATATTTGTTTTTTGCTCTTCAACAACGCCTCTAGCTAAGGAATCCAAGCCTCCAAAGCCAGATTTCCCTGGAAAAGTTGTTCTGCTGGTTGACCCTCTAACTTCTCCTCCTGTGGCTGTGTTCTTCATTTGCTTGGACAGACCACCTTTTCTATACTTGATTTGATGTTTCTTGTACTTCCCTCTCTTCTTAGGGGCATCATCTCTTTTGCCCGGAGGTGCTGCTAACAAAACATCATCATCTCCACCACCAGTATCAGTTGTACCGCCTGTACCGCCACCTGTACCACCACCGGCACCAGCAGTATCTGTTCCAGTATCTCCAGTGTCTGTATCTGTGGTTGTGGTTCCCGTGTCAGGTGTGGGTGATGTTGATCCACCCAAGTCTGATGTTAGATCACCGAGGCCTCCTGCACTGGCTCCACCACCTTCTGGTGCTGCACCGGCAGCGTCTAGTGCTGCAGCGAATTTTCTATCATGATATTGTTCTCTTTGGATTCTAATATACTCATCCTCTGATAGTCCGAGGAGATTTTCAGCGACCCATCTCTTAGAGAAGTAACCATCAGTTGCAGCAGCGGCAACATCAAATTTTGTTTTCCAACTTTCTAGTTCTTGCATCTCTGCGATTCTACTAGGATTATTAAGAGACAGTTTAAAGTTTAACAAATCGTCTCCGCGATAACCTAAAGTAAAAAGATGGACCATTCCAATCTTTTCTAGCTCTGTAACAACTACACGCTGTAGTCTTTGGATTGTACGGGCAAAACGAATATCTTTTTGAGCAAGTGTTGTTTTGTCCTCTGTTGCACCCTCGCCCATAGTAAGATACGACTGTGGTATCTTCAAGGCAGAGAACAATTTATCGCGTAGATACTTAACATCATCAATAGCAGCTGTAAAGTCGCCACCCTTGAGGTTCTGAATGTCTGTGGAGGTTTGTCCACCCCTGATTGGGATAAAGTAATCTTCTTCAATTGATAGAGGGTTGTAGCGCAAGTCTACACGTCCAGTTGTAGGGTCCACAACTTGGTGTCGTTTCATTTGCGTCATGACCTTTTGCATATACTGCTCAACGTCTTGTGGTGCGATACCACCAACATCAATCTTAAAAATACGACGATCAGTTGCTCTAATAACACGATAAGCCATCATTGCATCTTCAAGAAGAGTTAACTGTCGCCAGATTCTTCTAGCAGGCTCCAAGACAGAGGTGCCATATGGTGCATACTTATCATGACCCAAAACTCTAAAGTGAGCTACTTGCCAGTTTTCAAGAGTCAGTCCTGCTGAATTCCATTGGTATTGCACATAGTTAGGGTTTGTCTTGTCTTCGCCCTCTAGTCTTTCTACTTGCTCAGGCGGTAAGCCAATGCAGTTTGTAATACCTCGTACATCGTCAATATCAAGATACAAGAAAAGATCTCCGTACTTACACATGGTACGTGCCCAACCAAACAGGTTGTGCTCAATGTTTAAAGTCTCTTCGTATAGGCTTTGCAGGATATATTTTATTTCTTCGTTAGGGCACTTGATGTGAAGCATTGACGTTAAAGTGGAGTGTGTAGTCATTTCGTCTGCGTAGATATCAAGAGAAGAAGCAATCTCTGGTGTATACTCCATTTGGTCAAAATCAACATAACGCTCTGACCTGTTGCGGTTAGAGATCATGTTAACCGTGGTTATGTTCATAGGGTTATATTCAGATTTCTTAAACTGCTGACCTGAAGCTGATCTAAACCTAGATGCGTAATTATCCAGATCTCTTCTTTTTAACGCTCTACCAGATTGAGTTCTTCTTCTTGTAACCGGACCAGAAAAAAGTCTGGTCAGAGATTTAAACAGATCAGACTCATTATTATTAGGGTTTCTATCGTTCTTAGCCATTTTTTATCCTTTGTAAATCCAGAAAAATTCTTTTGCTTGTTTTATCTCTTCTTCGTATTTCTGTTCAAATGTTTGAGCGTAACCCTCTTGTCCTTTAATTTGTGTGTTCATTGTTGTTGTGCTTTTTATAAAACCGTCTAGCATTGCTTTCTTATATTCAACCTCGGTTTGGTTAACCTGAAGTGCTGTATCTCTTACCCAGCAAGCGATTGCTAAAGCCATAACTAAATCATCATGATAAGATCGCATAGCCTGTGGTCTACCATTATGCCATATAAAAGTTTTTAATTCGTGAAATAACCTCGAAGAATGTAATGTAATTAGTCTGTTCCGGATGAACTCTTCTAATTTAGCCACGATTAACGGTCTTGTCTTTGTTGATGTGGTAAAACCCATAACGGCGTTACTACTGTATTCGCCTTGATGAGATTCAATATACTCGTGAGTTGACTTAATTGAGTAATATAGATTTGGGTATGATAATCCTCTAAGCTTTTCTAGAACAGATATACCAATACCATTATTCTCAACAACCAAAAGGCAATCACCATACTCTTTACCCGCATCAAAAAGTATCTGTGAATATAAATCTAATGACGGCTTACCTTGATATTCAGCCACCACAGTCATTGTGTCTACTCTTAATACATGAAACACAGATGAATCTTGGCCATCTCCTCTAGCTACATCAGCCACTAAAAGGTAAGATGCGCCTTCAACATATTTCTCCCAAATCCAGAAGTTACGATCATAACCTGTTCTGTACACTGGTTCAACTTGGGTTTCAAATAACCACTGCATATCGTCTGCGTGAATAACTGTATCACCAGAAGTATTAAAGTTACACTCTAACTCCTGTGCGATTTGTCTTCGAGACATGTTCTTTGTCTCTTTCTCAAACCACTCTTGGTCTCTATCAGGATGCACATCCCAAGGTAAATTAATTGGGTTAAAATCATTCTCTTGTGCATCTGCATCAACGTAAGTCTTGTGAAACCAATTCCCTACTCCATTTGGGGTCGACAATGCGATACAACGCCCCCCTGTAGACAAGGTAGGGTAAAGACCGGTCCACAGTTCTTCCAGGCCGTCTACGTGTGCTGCTTCGTCTATAACGAGCAGTGATAATGCTTCCGAACGACCAGCATCACCAGAAGTGGATGCAGCTTTAATTTGTGAACCATTTGAAAGCTCAAATGAGGTGCGATTGTCTACTGAAATTTTAGCAATCTTAATCCAGTCAGGCAAGTTATTTGTAATTGACTTAACCTTCTTAACAAGGTTTGCCGCTGTCTGAAACTTGGTTGCGATAACGAGAATGTTCTTGTCTCGATGAAACATCATAAACCAGACAATGTACCCGGCAGAGATTGTCGAGATACCTAACTGTCTGGCCTTCAGGATGATGTTGAAACGATAATCGTTAAAATCTTTAAGCAGGTCCTTTTGATAATCGTAAGTTTTAAATGGAATCAGACCGTGCATAGGGTGAGAAATGCGACAGTAGTTATCAATGAAGTATTGAGGACTCTTGCCGCATCTAATTATCTCTTGAACTTTTTCGTTTTTGGAAAGTTTATAACCCATTTATACCCTTTGTTTAACTAGTCGAGCGTGGGTCTTTCATGAGTCTTTGGATGTCTTTAACAATTGAATCCATGTCTTCCTCTTCCTCTTCTTTTGATTCTGGTGCTCCCTGCTCATAATCGGACATGTCTATGTTCAGTGGGGCATCCGGATCTAGGTCAAGAGCGAAGTCAACATCAGATTGTTTCATATTGTTGAAAATAAGTGGATTTCTGAGAATGAATTCTACAAATTCTTTCTTGTTTTTCTCGTCTAGGTTTTCATAGACCTCCATCATTTTAGCATAGTCTAAAGTTCCATCTCTTTTTCTGAACTTAATGAATAATTCTTCAAAGGCCGCTTGAGAACCTACAGGGAATGGAGAACCAGGCTGATTGCCCAGAACATCACCAGCGCTAATGTCTTCGATACCAGCGCCAACAGGCTCAGCATGCTCTTCTTCAGACATCCTACGAATAGCCGGGCCTTTATTCATTTTTTGTTTATAATCCAAAATGGCTTTAAGTGCTAGTATGTAATATATGCTGGGATGACCAACGCCTAACCTAAGCACCATATCTTCAAGATCTTTCAGACCACCTAATCGTTTCTCGGGTGTAGCACCTTTATCCAATTTTTGTTTTGCCGCTTTATACTCGGCTTCTAGTTTATCATCTGAGTCTTTTTCCTCTTGGAATCTCTGATACTCTTCTTTAATAATTTGAGCTAATCTTTTTTTACTAAGTTTCATTATTTATTACCCCTTGTATCATTTGAAGGTCTCTTATCGGAGAACTGCTCTAGAAATTTTCTTGTTACCTCCCTGGTGCTATCCACAGAAGGCTCAAGGATTGGCTCTGAATCCACTCCGGAGATTGTGTAGTGTTGATAGGCTTGGACGAAAGTTCGAACGCGAGAGGTGCTTTGTACGAGGATTTGAGGCTCACCCTTAGAGGTTAGTCTAACAGAATTACCAGTAATCGCTTTGTATTCTTTTTGCAAGAACTTTTTAATTTCATTTAGCATTCTAGCAATCTCTT